CGCGCTCAAGGCCGCTGGTAAGCCGACTGACGGCCTGACCGATGAGGCGCTGTTAGCCGCGTACAACGAAATGCAGAAAAGCGAGAAGCCAGGCAAGAAGGACGAAGAAGAAATCGACCCGGACACCGGCAAGCCGAAGAAGAAAGAAACCGCGGCAAATTCAGACGAACTGAAAGCGATGATTTCTGCGGCTGTCAATGAAGCTGTAGCCCCTCTGAAAGAAAAGTTACAGGCGAACCATGACAACGAGCGCAAAGAGATGCGCGAAGCGGTGAAGGCTAAATTCGGCCTCTCTGACACCGCAGTAAACGCAATGGCAGATGAGCCGCTGAAAGAGATGTTCTCTCAATGCCAGACCACTCTCGGCCTGAATAGCCGATTCCAGAACAACACCAACGAATCCATTTCAAACATGCCGGAGTAAGCAAAGATGGCTAAAGACGGAAAGCACGTAATTCACGCTGGCGGCGTGTTCCCTAACCCAACCCTTAACCGCGAAGGTCGCGCTACTGCTGTTAAGCCTGGCACTCTCGGCTTCTTCGATGCAGGCGTGTTCAAGGTATCCGTGGATGGTACAGAAACGGCGATTATCTATGCCGCAGACTTCGATTATCTGCGTTGCAAGACAGTAGATGACACCTATGCAGTAGATGACCTTCTGGTAGGAATCCACCCGCTGCCTGGCATGTTCCTCAACGTTCGTGCAGCAGCAGGCACCTACAAGAAAGGCGATGCACTCTCTATCGCCAACGGTCAGGTGAAGAAGTTGGCTACTGGTGAATCAGATCGCTGCTATTGCGACGAAGAACGACCAGTTACCGCCGTGGCAGGCGACCTCATTCGCGTAGTGATTAAATAAGGAGTAGTTGAATGTTTGTATATTCAAAATCGCTGGGCGAAAAGACCGGCAATCTGGCCGTAAACCAGTATCAGTTTGAGATGCTGAGTCAGGAGCGTAACGCCGCACTGAACCATCAGGGCGTAAACGTCATGCAGGAAATTGCAGATCGCCTGAACGCAGTAAACAAATTGAACGGCATTAACGCAGTGCGCTCACCCGCTGACCTGTATAAGGCGTTTGACCAGACCGTAACACGTCAGTTTGAACCAACCACTGAGTTCACTCTGTTTAACGACCTGATGCCTCTGTCTCGCTCTGTGCGCATCAACCAGACCGTGTATGAGTATGCGAAGTCTGGCGGTCGCATGTGGGCGCACACCTCTATGTCCGGTCAGATTGGTGCGGCTCTGGATGCGGTTCAGTACCAGTATGACGGTACCATGGTTCCGGTGCATGACACCGGCTTCAAGTTCCACTGGCGCGACCCTCGCCTGAACAACCCTGATGCTTTCGATATCATTGCTGATGCTCAGTTCGAGTCCACCAATGAAGTGCGCCGCCAGTATGTTGACTACGCATACAACGGCTACCGTGACGCAGAAGGCAACTACGTCACCTTCGATGGAAAGACATGGAAAGGCCTGAAGAACGACGAGCGTGTGCAGATGGTTGATCTCGGCGCATCTGGACTGAACATCGACTTTACCAGCGCGAGCGCAACATCAGAGCAAATCCGTAACGCTGCTATCAAGCTGCGCGATACGCTTAAAATCACCAACAACCAGTATGCTGACCAGACCTGGTATGTTTCCTCTGAAATCATGTCTAACCTGGAGCGCTACTACAGCGACAACTACCAGTCAGGCACTATTTTGCAGGAACTGCTGAAGCTGTCCGGCATCTCCGCAATTAAGGAAGATGCTCAGCTGACCGGCAACCAGATCCTGATTGTGCCGCTGACTGCTGGCGTGATTGCACCAATCGTTGGTCAGGCGTTCGGTACTGTTGCTGACCCACGCCCTTTCTATAACAGCGACTACATCTGGCGTACCTGGGGTGCGGCTGGCCTGATGGTTAAGACCGACATCAACAACAAGAAGTCTGTCATCTACGCATCAAGCTAAGGGGTATCTATGGCGCTGGTAAAAGTTATCGCAGATAACCTGCTGTCCGGTGCCAGCCTCACGAAACTGAAGCCAGGCGATAAAGTCGAGGTTTCTGATTCTGTGGCTGAGCGCTGGATTAAAGCAGGACTGGCAGAGTCAGCAGGCAAGCAGGAGTTTGAGGTTGCAAGTCCATCCGCTGAAGGCGAGTCACGTCGCGGACGCAAAACCAAGGAAGCATAATCATGGTTAACCCAATCACAGCAGATGACGTTAAGGCCTTCCTCGCTGAGTTGGGCTATTCCATACCTGATGCGCTTCTTACTCCGATTCTGTGTCGCGTTAATTCCATCATCGAGTGCATGGACGGGGCCGATTATGACGACTGCACACAGCAGCTAATCCTGCTCTATGCTGCCGCGCTAATGTCGGCCTCGTCCGGGGCGAGGAGAATCAAGTCTCAGAGCGCACCAAACGGAGCGTCACGGACTTTTGATTACGGTGATGATGCTATCGCATGGCTGCGCAACTCCCTTGCTGCACTCGATGTCAACGGCTGTACGGATGACTTGCCGATCAGCGCCGGTAACTCTGTCGGTTTCTTTGATGTCGTTGGAGGGTGCTACTGATGGGAAAGCCTGAACCGCTATCTCGTGTATGGGTCACGACCGACACAGGGCGTGTCACCACAGCATACGTAACCGAATCAGGAGAGTGGCATCTCTTATGCCCGAAAGCTAGGAAAGCAGGTGAAACGGTAGTGAGGTGGAGCCATGAGCGCAACAAGTGAATGGGTATACACCAATGTCGCCACTGTGTGGCCTGTTGGGGCTTTTGATGACTGGACGGGAAAGCAGACCTACGGAGCCCCTTACCTCATCGCCTGCACATGGGAAGCCAATAAAGAGATAGCCATCGACGACACCGGAAAGGAGTTCACAACCAACCTGATTTTCTTCACGGAGTCGAAATATCAGGGCGCTTTTGTCCGGCAGCCGGCGCGAGATGACTACATCCAGAAAGGCGACTCTTCCGCACAGACCGACCCAGTTACCGCAGGTGCTGACAAGGTGAAGGCGGTGAAAGAATGGGATATGTCGTTCTTCGCTGAAGACCCCGACTATAAGGTCATGACGTGAGGTTGATATGCCAGTTAAAGGAATTAAACAGGTACAACAGAGAGTGACAAAGCTGCTTTCCGAGGTGTCTGGACCTATCACCGAAAAAACGATGGTGGAAGTGCTTATCGCTGGTCAGTCGAATGCCGCCAACATCACACCAAGAAACTCTTCGACACTCATTAACAGCCAGTATCGGAAAATAACCCCTGTCACAGATGGGCTTATAGGGCGTGTTGGTTATGCTGCCAATTACGCGCAATACGTCAATGACGCAAAAGGAACACTTAAAGGTAAGCCCCGCCCAAAAGGGAAGGGAGTTTATTGGGGCCCAAATGGGGAGCCTGATTTCCTCAGGAAGGGATTTGAGCGAGATGGCATAGACGAGATTCGGGAAGTGATTAAACGAGGCTATAAACTATGACCCGAACCGAAGTTTACGAAGCGCTCAGGGCATGGTTGCAGGCAAAGGGATTCGACACTGGCTATCGCGTCCAGAAGCGTTTCTGGAATGAGCAGGCAGCACAGCAGGCAGATCGCTATCTCATCATTCAACAGAACGGAGGAGGCGGGACGGAAGAGGCGCTAACCCGCGACTACTTCAGGTTCATCCTGCTATCTGCACAGAATGATGCTTCACCTGACGATGTAGAATCGCGCGCAGATGCCATCAGACAGGCAATGATTGACGATTACAAAACAGAATGCCTTATATCGATGCAACCCCTGGGTGGCATCACAGCAATCCTCACCGAAGAAGGGCGCTACCTCTTCGATATCAATTTTCAGACCATAATCTCTCGTTAACGGAGTAAAGCACTATGGCAGGATGTGAATCAGGTGCATTCACAGGCCGTGATGTCGTCGTTTATTACGCGATTTCATGCCCGGAAGCACAACCAACAGCAAGCGAATATAAACGCCTTGGAATGATGCGCGGCAAGACCACATCGGTAGAGTGGGACACTGCTGACGCCACTGGCGACATGAGCACGGCATTCACCAAAGAAAATCTGACGACATACAAAGACGTGTCATTCTCCGGTGATGGCGTAACACGAAAAGAAGATGCTTATGCGCAAAACGCACTTAAGCGTCATGTTTATAATCCATCAGTAGATACGAGCAGCCAGCCTTTCGTCTGGTTTAAAATTGTGTCACCAAACGACATTACAGAGGGTCCATTCCTCGTAACGTCATGGGAAGACGAGGCTCCACACGACGATGTTGCTACGTGGTCTCTTG